TGGGGTTGGAGATGTGGCTCTATGATAAAAGCATAATAGCCAAATTGGATGATTATAGAGCAAATAAAAATGATAATTACTCTGAATTTTCGGACACCCTCATGCATATTACCAACATTATCAGGGAGCAGCAGCTCACAGGAGGGCTGGCTGACATCTTTAACTCCAATTTGATCAGCAGAGTCCTGGGGCTGACTGAAAAGTCAGAGAGCACTGTGACCATAGAGCAGCCATTATTTCCAGACTCAGAGTAAATGGCATTTTTAAGGACTACAGCTATAAATAAACTCCTGGCAATGAAAGCCAGGAAAAAAGTGGTGCAGGGATCCACATCTGCTGGCAAAACTTATGGCATCATCCCTGTCCTGATGGATAGGGCCGCAAAGACTGAGAGGCTAAAGATCACAATAGTGGCAGAGACACTGCCAGCAGTTAAGGAGGGAGCAGTGGACATCTTTAAAACTGTGATGATGGAGACTGGCAGATGGCAGGAGTCTGGATGGAATGCATCCAGCCTCACTTATACTTTTAGGAACCTCAGCAGGATCCAGTTTAAATCTTTTGACACAGTAGGAAAAGCAAAGGCATCAGGCAAAAGAGACATACTCTTTTTAAATGAGGCAAATCACATCCCTTTTGCCATAGCTGACATGCTCATGACCAGGTCAAAAGAGATCTGGCTGGACTTTAATCCAGATGAGCCTTTCTGGGCTCATAGTGAGGTGCTCAAAGAGGCAAATAGTGAGTTTTTACTTTTGACCTATTTAGATAATGAGGGCATCCCTGCTGAGACTCTGGAGGAGCTGCACACAAAAATGCAAAAGGCTTTTTATGATCCTCTGGGGGACTGGAGCTCTGAGGCAAATATAAAATCTAAATACTGGGCTAATTGGTGCAAAGTTTATGTCAGAGGAGAGGTGGGCACCCTGGATGGAGTAATCCTTGGCTGTTTTTTCTTTTGGTCTTTGCATCTCCTGGGCTCTCTCTCCAGAAAGTATATCCTGCTCTGAGCCTCTCTGATGGCTTTAAAATATTTCTGCTCCTCCAGATGGCTCTGTGCCTCCAGGCTCCAAAGCTGTCCCCTTAGATTTTTGATCTCTTTGCCCAGCAGCAAAGTGGCTGCCCCAAATATGGCAGATGTCGCTGCCAGGATCACTAAAAGTCCGTAAAGAATTGTTAAATTTTCCATGATATTTTTAATATTAAATTTTTTATTTTTTCCAGCCTCGGCTCACTCAGCCCAGGCTTTATGTCTTCATCCAGACCCATGATGATCTCCCTCAGAGTCTCACAGTCCTGATCACTCATTTTACCTCTCAGATACATATCAGTGACAGCCAGGCTGAGATCCCTCCTGCATCCATTCCTGTGGATCCAGCTGCCCAGTCTCCAGAGCAGTCTGACATCCTCTGAGGAGCCTGTGAGCCAGATAGCTCCATGAGACTCAAAGCTCAGCATTATATCTGTCTATAATCATCTGCTCCACTGCCCAGAGATCCTCTCTCAGCAGCTCTATGACCCCCTCCTCTGCTCCTATCTCCAGGATGTCCAGCCTCTCCACCTTGACAAAGTGCACCTCTCCTCCAAAGTTTGAAAAGAGGCACTCCATTCGGAAATAGAAAGTATAATTTTTTGAGCTGAGCTCCCTCTCTATGTGCTGATATTTCTCATCAGTCTCAGATGCTATCTCTTTGATCTTTAAAGTCAGGATCTCTGCCTTTATGCTCTCGAGTTTTGTCATGATATAAATTTTTGTGATTGTTTTGTCTGTCAAAGTAAAGCAAATAAAATCAAACTAAAAAATATTTTTAGATAAATTTAAAAAAAAGTTTTAATCCCCCACTGGCACCACTGCTGGCAGGCTGTCTCTCCATGCCTCAAAGTCTGCCAGATCAAAATGCCTCTCTATGATCTCAGGCAGCGGCAAAGGCTCAGCATCCTCACAGATGATCTCAATCTCCAGGCTCCCCTCCTGCATGCCTAAAAGCCTCTTAATTAATTTTATCATTATTTTAAATATTTTGATATTCTCACTTTGACTGCATCCATCAGACCATCCTGTCCTCTGGCTTTTCGGCTCAGGGCTGCCAGGACATCTGAGTCTATGGTGCCCTTTAGTCCGAGATGATTAACCACCACAGGCTCTGTCTGTCCCTGCCTGTCCAGTCTTGCATTAAATTGCTGATAGAGCTCCAGGCTCCATGTCTGACCATACCAGACTATGATGTGACCTCCTGCCTGCAAATTAAGCCCATGACCTCCAGAGGCTGGATGCATGATCATAATGGGGATTTTTTTATCATTCCAGTCCTGTATGTGCTGATCAGTTTTGAGCTGGACAGCATTTTTAAACCTTTTGAGGATCCTGTCCCGGTCATGCTGAAAAGTCCAGGCTATCAGGACAGGGTGCCCATTAGCTGCCTCTATGATCTCCTCCAGGGCATCCAGTTTAATATCATGCAGATGATGGACAGCTCTGTCCTCATCATAGACTGCCCCATTTGCAAACTGGAGGAGCTTTGTGCTCAGAGCTGCTGCATTTAAAGCAGAGATTTCCTTATCTGCTCCAAAGATCTCCAGCACCATCTCTCTCTCAAATTCTGCATATCTCTCAGCCAGTGCCTTTGGCATCTCCAGCTCCAGATAGTTATTAATTCTCTCAGGCATGTCCAGATAGTCCTCTTTTTTCATGCTGATGCAGATGTCCTGGATCTGATGATGGATGCTGTCCTCTGATCCTTTCATGAGGTCATAGCTGTAAATTATAGCCCCATTCCTGTCTCCTGGTTTAAAATATCTGTCTCTGTAGGCTGTGATCGTTTTGCCCAGCCTCTCTCCTTTGTCCAGGAGATATGCCTGGCTCCAGAGATCTATCAGCCCATTTGGTGCTGGAGTCCCTGTCAGTCCTGTCACTCTGGGCACACCAGCTATGGCTTTTTTGAGAGCTTTAAATCTCATGCTTTTGGAGTTTTTAAAGCTGGACAGCTCATCTATGATCACAAAGTCAAAAGGCAGAAAATTCCCACCATACTGACCACAGAGCCATGCCACATTATCTCTGCCCATTGTGTAGATGTCGGCTTTGACCTTTAAGGCTGCCAGCCTCTGCTTTTCTGTGCCTATCACTTTGGAGATGGTCAGATGTCTCAGATGATCCCATTTGTCTATCTCTGCTCCCCAGACAGACTCTGCCACTCTTTTGGGAGCTATGATCAAAGTCTTTGAGATCTCCAGCTCCTCAAACATCAGGGCATTGATGGCAGTAAGGCTGGAGACAGTTTTGCCCAGCCCCATGTCTAAAAATAGCCCAGACTTTGGAGTGCTCAGGATGTGATCCACAGCAGCTCTCTGGTAGTCATGCATTTGATCCTGTCTCATCGTATTAATATTTTTGCTAAATAAAAGCCTGCCACCCCTCCAGACATAGCTCCCAGGGCATAGATCAGCCTATGAGTCTCTGTGCCAAAAGCCACTTTTTTGACATTATGGCTCCAAAAATAGGAGATGCCAAAAGAGCATAAAATGACTCCCAGGATCTGCTCTTTAGCTATAAAGTAAGTATTTAAAACCACTAAAAAAACCTGTATAAAGCCAGAAAAGGCTAATTTAAAATAATTCATATTTCCCACTCTTTTAAAATTAGATCCATCTGCTTTGATATGTCTATCACATAGACTTTAAATCCCATCTCCTCCAGCTTTCTGTGGACTGACAACTGAGATCTCCTGGGCTTTTCTCCAGTAGTTTTAAGCTCAGCAAAAAAGATCCTGCCTCCAGGCAGCAGACACATCCTGTCAGGCAGACCTGTGATAAAAGTGGGCAGGAGCTTTAGGCTCCAGCCTCCCATGTTTTTGATCTTTGCACTCAGCCTGCTCTCCAGGGATGCCTCCTTTTCTTTTATTAGTTTTTTCATGCTAAGGCTTTTGAGATTAGCCAGATAGCCAGTGCTGCCAGCCCCACCCAAAAGAGTAGAGTGCCTATCACTTTTAAAAGTCCTTTTCCTACGCTGCCCCAGTTAGTGGGCTCATGTTTAAATTTTGCCATAATTAAAATATTATTTTTGTTAAAATTTGTTTTTGTTTAAACTCCTCCAGGAGCTCTTTGAGATCTGCCTCAGCATTAATGTCAGAGCACTCTATCCAGATGGCTCCTGCTGCTTTATTATCTCTGAAATA